GCCCGCATATGCGGACGGAACGACGATATCGTCACCGTACACATACACACTTCGAGTTACGCGATAAGCGTTTCTCTGTGTGTAGGAAAGGCCTAAGTGATCCAATAAAGCGACTACACATATTGTGTAGAAATACATCGCTTCAATTGGAAAACAGAGAGCACTACCCATGGACGCGAACTTCCTAAGAGGACCAACAAGTTGGCCATTAGGGAGTAAAGCGTTAGCCGAACGACATGCTTCGATAGAATCAAATAAATCCTGATTCGCACGAAACATCGCTAATGCCAGATCTCGTGGAACACGATCACTGGCATCAGAAAGATCGATCGTTGCAAATCGACCTGTACGCGAGGCTCTCATCGCGAGCTTTTGGTTAATAGACTGGTCACGAAAATTTACATGACCACCTGTAATCGGATGAGATTCAAGCCTATCGTAAAGGTAGGATCGAATTCCTTGTTGTGCATACTGCATGCAAACAGGCTCAATTGCTATGATTCTGGGTGATTTGAGTGTCTTCGGAACCTGGACAACCTTGACTGGTTGTTCCAAATGTTCCGGTACGAACGCTACATCCTCGAAGTCCTTCGAAGGGTAAGCGCCTATTGGATAGGCATTACCCAAGAAGGGAAAGTAAACTTCGAGACGTTCGTGCCAGCGCTGCCAAATGAATTTCCGATTTCCGGTAATTCCTTCAGCAGTGGTGCCGGGTCCATGCCTAAGGCTAAGCATGTCAACGTGAAAATCGTTAAACATGCCATCCCAAAGCAAAGAGGAAACCAAATCAAATAACTTGGAATCTTCTCTCGACACCGAGGACATCTCAAAGGACTGCTCAATTGTGGCAAAACTATCAAATGCCGCTTGTGCCCGTTCGGGCGTACACGGAAGTTCCACTTTCTTGAATGCAAGACATATTTGTCTAACGCAAGCAATAATAGTGGGGACATCATTTGAAGCAGTTGTAGTTTGTTCATAAATTCTCCCTGTCTCATAGTCAAAGATTTGGCCGAGCATACCTTGCAAAAATGCAGGGATTGCTCCTCTTTTTCGGAAATTACGAAAGAGATTTGGGCCAACTACCCCATCTGCTAGGCTTCTTTCGAAGTCCTTAGCAAAGGCGGGGAGTGTAATCGTTAAAAACGATACACCTTCATCTTTGACTCGTGATGTCAATGTCTTAACATCACGTAAATCAGAGTTGACAGCGAGGCAGCTGGCGCATGCATCATGATAGATCGCAAGCGCCACTTCTAGC